ACGCTTTTTTGCTCTTCTTTCTTGTTCAGCTCTGTTAGCACTTCCTTCTGGAGCTAGTCTTACACCAGGTCCAGCATTAAGAGCCTTTTCTTTTTTTTCTAAATCAACAGGACCCCCTTTTTGAGCTTTTGGTGTTTTTTTAGTTTTACTTCCACCCATATCATTAGCAGATGCTTTCCATTTATCAAGTGTTTTATTAACAGCAGATCTAGGAACTTTAGCTGATTTAGTAGTAGTTAATTTACCAGGAGATCTAGTAATACTATTTACAGTAAATTCTTTTTTACCAGCCGCATATCCTATTGTATCCATTGATTTTTTAAAATCAGGAGTTTTTTCTAGATAATTTTTTGTAGTTTGGTAAGTAGGTTTACCTAAAGCCTCATATCTTTTATCACCACTCTTAGTATCGTAATTACTTATCCAATCTACTTTACCTTTAGAATCAGTACCTGTATATTTACTTTTTGATCCTGAATAAGTAGCAACACCCTGATTAGGGGCATATCCTTTTTTAACTGTACTTTTTTTAGGTGTTTTCATAATAGTAGCAACACCCTGATTAGGGGCATATCCTTTTTTAACTGTACTTTTTTTAGGTGTTTTCATAATTATATTATTTTTTTTAGTTTTTACTGATCCTCCTGATTGCATTTTTTTAGATGTTTTAATTACACGGTTTTCAACTTTAGCTGCTCTCCCTAAAAGTCTATCAGCTTTTTTCTCTCTACCTTCATCAACAGCTTTTTTTCCTTTATATACAAGGTTGCTTTCTTTTTTTTGTAATCTTGCTAGTTTGTTTTTTTTGTCCATTGTGCTTGCCATAACGATATTTTTTAATTTAAGTTAAATTATGAATTCCAATATTTTTCAACAGACTGGTTTAAGTCTTTTAAAATATCCTCATTTAAAGGGTTTTTTAAATGCTCTACTACATCAGATACATTTCTACCAAGCATTGCTCCTAGTTTTGTATGATATATATAACCATCTGCTTTACTAACTATATACTTAAAGAAACTAGAATCTCTAACAATTGATTTAATTTTTAAAGTTTCCATATCCATGTTAGCTGTATCAATAAATGATTTAGCAGCTCTTTCTAGATTTGTTTCTCCACCTATACCATTAATATAATTATCCATGTTTTCATAGATAACATCATTAGGTGTTGATTTTTTATATTGTGTACTATTTATATCTACAACTTTTGCAATATAAAATAATTTAGTACTGTTTTTATCAAATAATTTCTGAAGTTCAGAAAGTGCTTTATTACGCATTTTCTTGTATTCAGTTCTTACCATTACTGTTTCTTCTGTTTTATCTAAATAAAATTTAGGAGCAACAGGTCTTGATCTTGCATCATCATAACTTTTAGATACAATAGAAAAACCACCAGCTTCAATACCGTGTAATTTAATTCTATCATATGGATCCTTTGGGTCTAAGAATACAGGCTCATTACCACAAGCTATTGTAATTTTATTCCAAAAATCTCCATTATCAGGTTTAAGTAGTTTTACTTGATTCCAAAAAAGAGGATCTTCAACATCTAATACATTTGCAGCTAATTCTTTTTCTAGTTCTGCAACAGCACTTCTTATTTCTTTTATTCTTGCTTCTCTGTCATCTGCATTAAGCAATTTAATCTCAGGAGCAAATTCATTAAGACCTGTTAAGTATCTTACTACTCCATTGTTTTCTAAGCATGCTAATTGTTCATGATGTTTAACACCATCAAAAAGAGACATACCATAATCTTCTAACCCCATATTAGAGGCACTAGCATCAAAAAAAGGTCTAACAGCTATAGCGGTTTGCTTAACTGTACCCTTTCCTGTTTCTACCATTGTGAAATTTTCCATTGTTTTGTTGGTTTTTAATTGTTAATTATTAATTATTTTTTCTTTTTAATAGGGAATCCGTTTTTATCATAACCTGGTTTACCTTTATATTTTTGTCTACTCATATCTGTATATGCTTTAGTACCTTCGGAAACATATCTATCAAGCACCTTTTTTGTAGCACCTAATTTTGACAAAGATTTTCCTATAGCAAATTTATCATCAAACTTTTGTTTATAATATTTAGTACTATCTGCTGTAGCTTTTACACTAGTACCTTTTTGAGCTTTTGGTAAAGCTTTTTTAGCTTTTACTGTACCACCTTTCTTTTGAATAGGCATTGCTGGTCTAATTGGTAATCTACCCATTGGATTAGCAGTATCATAATCTCTAAGATATTTTTCTGCAGCCTGCATCCTTCCTAAAGTCATTTGTGCATGTTTTAAATGCCTATCATCTGGTTTATCAACATAAGCATCTCGCACCATACCAGGTTCTACAGGACCTAGTGAATCATAAAAAGCTTTATTTCTTGCATTAAGATGCTCTATACTATTATTTTTTATATAGTTTTTAAGTTGATCTTGAGTTGCAAAATTATTATCCTTCCTAAATTGTTCCATTACAGTACCTCTATTTGTAGTATCAAGGCCTTCTTGAGCTTTTGGTAAAGCTTTTTTAAAAGCCTTTTGTCTAGCCTCATTAGCTTTTCTAAAAAAAGTAAGAGGAGGGTCTTTTATAATTTTTTTCATAATTATTAATTTATTATTTCTAAATACTTATTATATTTTCTATCTAGGTACACTGTTGAATCTTTATAGAGTAAATTTAATACTTTTTTTCCTGTTTTATTTACAAAAGCCGTTTCATAATTATCTAAAGTCCCTTTTTTAAATCTTGGAGTTGTTACATCTGTAAGTATCATGTCTCAAAGAACCGCTTCCATTCATTAAGAGCTGTTGCTGAGATTGAGTTCTTATTTCTAATCCCTCAAGTCTCAGCACAGTTCTTACTGTTTTTTTGCTCATTGCCAGAGTTTCTACTAATTTTCCTAGTACTGCTGTAAATAAGTTACACCTGTACCTAGAAGCTCCCACCAGTTAATGGATTTCTCATAACAATCTTAAGAACCTTAGTCGGATCTTTAACCCAGATAGCTGGCATTGTTTGAGACATCATTACACGGTATCCATTAAATTGACCAGAAGACTGGAATCCTTGAGTACGTCCCATGTAATCCATAGTACCATTCTGATACCACCATTTTAATTGATTATCCCAAGATAACTTCAACAAGAAAATATTGTCATTTGTGTTATCAGTAATATCAAAAATAATGAATGAATAAGAAGATAAAGGGAAACCATCAATAATAGGATTCTCAATATCATTAGTATGAACATTATCAAATGCTGGATTCAATACAAACTTCACATTTGCTAAGAAAGGAATTACATAAGATGTATAAGCAAATCCAAAGTTCAAGTCCATACCTTTACCAGTGATAGCACCAATATCGGCAGCTTGAATCAAGAGACCAGAAGATACTGCTTCTCTTTTGATTGCTTCATTAACCATACGCATTCCACCCATACCCGTTTGAACAACTAGTGAACGTTTTGGATCTGGACCTTGGAATTCAACTTTTCCATTAAAGAAATTATAAATCTCTGAACGGAATAGATCCAATGTAAAGTTATTCTTGTTATAGATTCTTTTGAAAGAGTTATCCAACTGTTTCCAAAGACCTACAGATAATCTTAAATCATCTGGACCATCTTGTTTAACACGTCCACCTTGTCCCCACATTAAGTAAGTCTCAATGTCAGAAGCAATTTTAGATAAATGTGCTGCTTCCATTCCAGTAAGGAAAGTTCTAGATAAGTCACCATTATCAAATGCTTTCTTAACTTTATCTTTACCCATTACTTTAACCATGTCTTCTAATGAAGATACAGAAGGATCAATGTTTTTGTCAAATGTTCTCCAGATTTCAGTTACAGGAACTGTACCATCTGCGTTCATTCCCCCTTTAATCATCAAGTCTGCACGAGATGAAACAGAGTAATGAACATGAGCTTCAGCACCACCTACAAAGTTGTAGAATTCACGGAAACCTGTTCTTGTCTGAATATCAGAGAATCTTTCTCCATACTCACCACGTGCGGAACCTTTACGGAATACTTTAGTACCATTAGCCAAATACTTGTTATCAATATATTTGAAATTATCATTATTTACTAATTGTACTGTGTAGATAAATCCATCACCAAGAGGTAAAATATCCTCTGCTGTGATGTACATCTCAACACCGTTGTATTTATCATAAGTGATGATATCACCATGTCCAAATTCACGTCTGTTTAATTTAATACGGAATGTAGTACCGTCTATACCTTTAAAGTCATTTGCTGGTTCAATGTCTTCAAGAATGTAGGGAAGGTCAATAGAAACCGGAGTTTGCCATTTGTACTCTCCACGAGCATTATCAACATTGATTACATTTTTACCACCAAAACTAGACATTTGGTAAAGTGGCATTTCAACTTTTTGGGCCATTGCCCACAAATCCACAGGACCTAAGTCCATTGGTTCTGCATCTTTCAGCATGTTCACCAAGTGGTAAGAATCCACATGGGAACTTGCATTGTAAGCGGTATCTCTGAGGAATATACCATTGTTCATTACTGGAGTTGCCATTATTTATTTGTTTTTATTTGTTACTAATTAAAATTTTCTAAAAATATTTCCTGTATTTCTAGATATTGTTCTTTGTGGTTTAGATGTAGGTCTTCTTGTTTCTTCTTCATCATGTGAAGTTGTTGTATTTTTGTTAGCTTCTTCTGTTTTTAACATTCTTACTGTTTTTTCAGTAGCTTGTTTACTACCTTGCTCTCTTACTTTTCCTTTATATCCGTCAGGATCTGAAAGTAGCCAAAGAGCTTCAGCAATTAAATCATGTCTAGGTTCTACAAACTGATACTTTTCTAAAAGATGTCCAAGCATGTTTGTAGGTTTACCAGATATAGAAGAATAATTTGGCTGAACTAATCCTGAATACAATTGACTCTGAATCTTTTTATCTAGTTTAATTCCTCCCAACTCTCCTGTTAAAAGTGTATTATATACATTATCTGTATATTTTTGAGCTGCTGCATTTTGCTGTTCTTTCTTATGCTCTTGCTCTGCTAATTGTCTTGCAACAATCTCTTCTTGCATTCTATCTAACTTAGGTTTGAACTGATTTGCTTTTTGTTCTAACTTACCTAAATCATTCCAATCTTGTACTTCAGATTCAATTTCTTCCGGTGATCCAAAGTTTGTAGCATACAGATACTGTCTTGCAATTTCTGCTTGATCATACTCATTTGAAGGATCTAATTGAATCATTTCTTCTACTTGAGCAAGTGTTCTAAACAATCCTTTTAAATCTTGACCTCCATCAGCAACATACTTTGCTGCAATCTGAAGTTCTTCAGGAAGAGAATTGAAAAATTCTTTTGGAACTTTTGCTTTGATCTTAGCTTCTCTTTCTTCAAAATTAGCTTCAAACAATTCTCTAAAATCTTTAGTAGTATATTCTTCTAATGACTTATCATCATCAAAAGCTACTAAAGCTCCGTCTTCAATCATTTTTTGTGCTAAATCATAAAGACCACTTTTATCTACTTTCGGTCTGCCTTTATTTCCAGCATCTTCTTCTTGAGCAATTAAGCCATCAAGTTCAGCAATAGTTTCTTCAACTTCTGCTTTGTTTTCTTTTTCTATTACTCTTTCTTCACTAGTAATAGCATTGTCAAGGAACGCAATATCAATATTTTCCTTAGAAAAAACTGACTTTGGTTTACTAGATTTACCATCAGCAGGAAGCATAATACTTTCTGCACCAGGCATACCAAATAACTCATCAATATTTACATCAATCTGTTCTACCGTTGTAGAATCTTGTACCTCTTTAGTAAGGTCTTGTGTATCTTCACTCATTTTTTGTTGGTTTTTGTTTATACTTCAATATACAAATTAAACTTGGTACATTTAAAACACTTTATTTAATTTTTTGTACTATATAGCTAATTACTTTTTCTTTTTATCATTTGATGGTTTATCAAATTTATTTTTGTTAACCCTAGCAATTTCAAGTTGTTTATCAGCTATTTCTTTCTGAACTTGTAACTTCTGTTGTTCAAGATTCATTTTTTGAGAATTTCTTAAATTTTCAGAAGACAGTTTTTCTCTTTGAAAACTTGTTTGATCTTGATACTGTTGAGTTTGTCTAATATCTTTCAGACTATCTTGATAATCAGACATTTCATTTTCATTAATATCTACAGTAGCTCCAAATCCAGCAGCTCTAATCTCAGCAACAACTACATTATTTTCAAGTTGTTTATCTTGTTTTTCAGCATCTGCTTGAATTTGTAATTGTAATTGTTCTTGTTGAGCAGCCAATTGTTCTTGTTGTAATTGCTGTGCTTGTTGTTGTTGTTGTTGTTGTTCTTGTTGTTGTTTTTGTTCTGATGATTTAAGAACTTTATTAAGTTCAGCAATTGAATCAGATTGTACAATTTTACCAAGATCATAAATACTTGCTCCTGTTGTATTATTTTGAATAGCCATTTGTTTAAGCTGTTCTAATATAGCTCTGTGATTAGCAGTAGTTGTACAAAAGATATTTAAATCTCTCATTAACAAATCAGTACCATTTATTTCAAAATTTACTTTTTCATCGGCCCCTGTAATATATGTAAGTCTTGCTGAAGGTTTTGTAGAATTATAATACTGAGCTAAATCTGTTCTCATCTGATGTACTCTTGGCATTAGGTAATCACAATGCTGTATAAAAAATACTTCTGTTTGCGCATAAGAAGCACTAGCTGCTTGTTCTACACCAGTAGCTGTCATTTGTGATAACTGTTGTCCCATTCTTTGAGGATTAACACCAATTACTTCATAAGCTTGTTGTTTGAAATAATTTGCAATGTTAATTCTAGACATCAGTCTTTCTGTTTGAGAAAGATCTAATTTTTGAAAATGGTTAAAGTTTAATGCATTTTCTGTATTAGTTATAGAAGTATCTAAAGGTAACATTTGGAAATCTTTCATTGCCACATATGCTTTAGCTAAATTACCTTTACCCCAATCTTCACCTAATGAATGTCTTGGTAAAGTATTTTGATCAAGCATGATAATAGTACCTAATTCATCTACTAAAATATCGGCAATTTGATTATTTACAATATTATAGCCGATTTGAAAAGGTTTCATTAAATCTAATAAAGCAGTAGACTTAGTATTTCTATCTGAGAACACAGCTCCCTCTACAGGAAGTTTACAACCATATAATGTAGAGTCTCCTTTAAATTGAAATCTTAATGATCCCATTTTATTTTTATCTACCCCAATATATAAGGGAGAAAAGCCTCCAGGATTATTCATACCCCAAAAAGATGGAATATTTGGACCAATTTTTACACCACCCCATACTTCATTAATCCATATCCAATCTATATGATCTCCAAAAAGAAGATTATCTTTATTTTTATTTTTAAAAAGTCTATTATCATAAATAGGATTATTTACAATAGTATAAGCTTCAGATACAATTTCATTAATTACTTCACCGTTTTCAGTAACACTGGTTAAATGACCTATTTTTCTTTGAGATTTCCAATACACTGTAGATACTCTTAATAAGAAAGCTGTACCTTGATCTTGGTAATCTTCACTTTCCATTAGTATATCACTTATAATGTCTCCGTTATCTATTACACTTCCTCCCATAGCTGAAGTATACTGACGATATGCTAGTGAAGGCATATTAGTATTCCACTCATGTGATTTTGTACCGTCATAGAATGAACCATCATTCTGAAGACCTCCAATATTATAACCAGCAGATTTAACAGGATAGATTGCTTCTAATGAAGCCAACTGCTCTTCTGTCATAATATATCCATATCTGTCAATAACATCAGCAGCGGTCATCATATCAGTCTTGCCTACCCAATTAGATTGAGATATGTATCTTGAGTCAGGTGATTTATGATAAAATGTAATTGCTGGATTCCACAATTCAACTTCATAATCATCCTCCATCATCCGAAAATGCCAAAACTCTCTATCAGTAATAAGCATATCTCTAAAACCTCTTTCTTCTAACTCATTCATTTTGAATCTTTCAACATCAACTTTGTGTTGGTGAGAAGCCCATTCTTCTATCATTGATCTATAGTCTTTTTTAAAGAACTGTTCAATTTCGGGCAATGATTTAAGATTATCAGGAGACAATGCTTGTTGTCCTTCTTCTGACTCAGGATCTAAACCTTGTTCTAATAAAGCTGCTGTAAGTTTTACTTGAGCATCTGACAGTAAAGTTTCCTCCACCATACTTCTTTTTTGCTCCATCATTTCATTATATGAATATTCATCCACAGCATGATATGTAAGCTTAGTTGATCTTTTAGCAAATTCAGCTACTAAAACATTAATAACATTTGGGATAATTGGATAAAACTTTAACTCTAAAGCTGATTGATCTTCTTTAGTAAGTATTTCTACAATATCTCTATAATCATTATCCGTTTCTACTATATAATCAGATTTGTCAATTATACCTTTTGCAAGCTTATAATTTTTCATTAATCTACGAGAATTTCTACCAAGCTGTTTTAGTCCTTGCCACTCAATCCAATCTAAATTCCAAGCGGCCCACTCTTCATTCTTTTCTTTTTTAGAAAGAAACTGTAAAGGCTGTGTAATAGAACTCATTCTGTTTTGATCAGTTTTGGCTCCAGCCTTAGCTTGCATTGCATTTATGATTTGCATATTTTTTCTATTTTAAATTTTTAAAAGGAGATCCTTTAAATTTTTGATTCTTTGATGATTGACCTCTTCCCATATGTCTAAAAGGACTCTTATTTAAAGTAAACAAATTTGAGGACTTTTGCAAGTTTTTAGCTGAATCATCCATAATAACTCTTTTAGCATAACCTCTATTAGCTTGTTGAATTCTCATAAAAGCTACTAATGCACAAAAAGCTACGAGTCTATCTACATTGACTCCTGCTGCATATTCCTGCATTTCTACAAGAAGCATAGGGTCAGGGATTCTTTCAATACCATATGTAGTTCTTACAATAGTACCGTCTGTTTTTGTTTCTACGTCCAATTCTTCTTTAGTATATTCTATAGCATAATTAAGAAGATGTTGTTTAAACAATGTTCCTGTGTTTTTCCAACCATACTCTTGAAATACATTAGCATTAGCACCTAAATCCTTAAGAAATAATATTTGATTTTTAGGAACTAGATATTTTTGTTTTTTTCTTGCTATCATATGTTGTATAAATAATGAAATATTATTTTCAATAACAGTCCACGCATTGTACCATTCTATAATTAATTCTAGTCTTTGGTGTGTTTTATTTAAATCATCAAATCTACCGCACCAAGCTGCTACTATTTTATCAGGCTCTATGTAAGTTTCTGTTTCTATACCTGTAACACGAGTTACCTCTACAGGAGCTTTCATTACATATATGGAACATAGTGATTCTGAGGTTGTTGTGTTATGCGTAACAATAGCATGTTCAGTAACATAAAGATTATCAGGTGCATCAACAGAAATACACACTGCTTCACCATCGTCAACATATTCTATATTTGTAATATATTTACTAAACACTTTTGATAATTTATATTTTTCTTTTTTACGAGATAACATAAAAGGGCTGATCCCTCTTGGTAAATTAACTCTTACAATATAAGCATCTAAATGAGTAGTTTTTTTCATTCTAATTTTAGCTATTCCACCAAGAGATTGTACTAATTCTACTACATCATAAGCAAGTTGTTTAGAAGATGAATAAAATTCTACACCATGATTTGTACAAGAACCATCTGTATCTAGTAATCCTTGTAATAATATTATTCTTTGTGCGCAAAGAGCATACTTATAAACATCAGGTATGAATTTATGACTTGACTTTAAACCCATTAACCCTAAGTCTTTTAATTTTTGAGTTAATGAATTTCTATTACCTGTTTTTGTAACTATTATATAATCACAATTATCACCTTTTACTTTTTTTAATTCTAAATCTTCTGTAATTGTATTTTTAACTTTTTCAATAATTTCATTATCAACTGAACTAAATCTTACTGATTTTTGTGATAATCCACCATCTCCAATTAAAGCTCCTAATAAATAAGGGTGAATTGATTGTCTATTTACTGAAAAATTGTCATTAACTTTTTCTAATGTTTTAGGTTGAAAAGTAATAGGTTCAACAATGGGTATAGACCAAGCACTTCTATTTTGTTTATTTTTATAATAAGTATGAATGCTGTATTCTTTTTTTATATTTCTTCCCGTACCATTATAAGTAATTTTTTTTGTAGTATCTAATAAGTCTTTTACAGATAATGTAATAAATCCTTTTGTACCACCATATAATTTTACACTCCATAAATGATCTTCACATACTTTTATACTATGACCATCACTAAATGTTATTTTACATAATTTTTTTATTCCTTGTGGATATACACCAATAACGTTAATAGATTGTCCATTAGAACCAATTACTTTATCACCTATTTTAACATCACCTATTCTTTTTCTACCTATTGGTGTGTATAACATGTTTTCTATATACTCCGCTTTGCCCTCGGAAACTGGATCTATAGAAGCATAATACTGTCCAAAAGTAGGATCTGCAATAGGCCTTTCCCATACAACTAAACAACCTGTTTTATCTTCAGTCTTTTTAGTCATTGGGAATTCTTTAATAGGTTGTTTATTAGATGCTTTAACAATGACTTTACCATTCTCATCTGTCATAATATCTAAAAACTCATAAGAATATTCTTTTTCTTCTATTCTTCTTTGTTGTGCTGCAACAAGATGTGGAGGAAATACAGAAACACTTCTATGAGCAAAGGCTTCTTCTATATTTCTAGGATGCTGAGATATTCTTAATTGATAATCTTCTGGAGATAAATCAATTTTCCATTTAGCAAATTGAGTAGCCAAAGCTTTTAAAGCTTCTTTTACTAGCGAGTTACCATAATCATCAATAAAAGGAGGCATAGACCATTGTTCTGGAATAAATAAACCAGATGGTTTTACAGTACCTTTTTTATCTATAAGATTTGTTTCAACAGCATATATATCTTTTGATTCAGGATTGAGAATCATTTCTCTTAATGGATTGCATTGAGACAAATCCCCAACGGAGCCTGCAGCAATAAACATACCTGTAGTAATTAAACCAGATTTCATAGCAGGACGCATGTACTCATAAGTCTGATCCATTTTAGGAGCAATACCCGCTTCTTCATGAAAAAAATATTTAACAGGTCCCCCAACACCATTGGTAGGATCTTTTTCAAAAGACATTCCTTGCATAGTACCTTTAAGACCTACTTCAGTTTTTCTATCACCTTTTCTTACTTCAATTTTTTGTTGCCACATTAAAACTTTATCAGGAGACATTGGTCTATACCATGCTGTGTGCTCATTTAAAAATGCGGCATACTCTGACATAAATTTCCAAGATCCTTTTTCATTTATATAATCTTTTAAGCTAGCTCCCATTTTAAGAGTAACCCCTGATTCAAACCATAATTGATTAAGTAGTTTAGATATGTGAAAGTATGAGCTGGCTATCTGCCTCTTTTTTAAAATAGCTACATGTTGATGATTAAGTTCTGCAAGAAGCTCATACAGAGCCATATGATACTGAGCATCTCTAATTTTAGCAAAATCAAATAATTGTTGTTCTTTATCAAATATTGGTAAAAAGTTTAACCACATGTAATAATCACGAGTGATAAACCATTTTTTAGAATCTTTCATGTAAAAAACTCCTTTTCTACACTTATTTTTTTGATCATCCCAGTATGTTACAAAGTCTCTTGATTTAAAAGGAGCTGTACAATACACATGTTGCTTTCTAAAAATTTGGGCCTGCTCATTAAATAATAAACTGACTTCATCAAAGTGATATTCACCCGGTTCAGAAAAAATATCTTTTATAGCATTAGCAAATATTTCTCTAGAATCAAAACTAATTGTAGTCCATTCACCATTATCCCAACAAGGTATGTCTTGGTATATCTCACTCATATATAATTATTTTTGTAATAGTTATTGATCATACGCCATACCAATCCCTCCACGTACTTTACTAGATTGCTCTTCTAAAAGATCTTTAAAAGCTCCTTTAAAAGATTGTCTAATTGAATCAAAATCTTTAGCAATAGCTCTGATCTGATTTATATTACCATCTCTACCATCAGTAATAGCAGTATTACCCATATATCTTGCTATATTATCCAATGCTTTGGCTATTCCATGATAAGCTCTTGAAGTAGGTGTTTCATATAGTCTTTGACAAAATTGTAATGCCATAAATATGTCTTCATCTTCAGTAGAAAAAGAACCTTCAATTTGATTTATGATTAAAGATTCTTTATCAACTTCTGGAGTATGAAAGAAAGGGTTCATGTCAGGGTTTGGACACGTCATATAGAACAAATATTGGTATATTTTTAAATGTTCTTCTGGATAATTATCCATTATATCTTTTAATGCCTTTAAAGTATAGCAATGTTCTGTTGGAATAACAGCTCCATTTTGCACATCAAACAGTCTTATTATCATTTCTTTTTTATATTAGCTTTATTACTTCTCATGTAATGTATAATACTGAGTACTTCATCAATCAAATAAGGCATTGCTAAAGGAATGACTTCTTTAACTATTGGATCTCCGCTATCATTTAATTTAGCAATTGGGTAACCATACTTATCTTTACTGTCTTCTTCAAAACTGACATGATGTATAAATATTTTTCCTGGTTTTAAAGTAGGGTTATGCTTTAATATAATATACATATAAATACTGAGCTGTAAGGCATAGTGATTAAAGTTACAATCATCTATACCCGATAAAGGAGCCGTTAATTTTTCAGATAAACCTTCCCAATTTACAAAGGATTCTCTTTTTATTTCCTTATTTGTTTTATAATCTATGATGTTTATTTTACCATTCAGTACTTCTACTAAATCAGATTGACCACAAATTCCTGCAGATCTTAAGTAAACCATATGTTCAGGATAAACACCAGGTTCAAGTTTTTGATTAGGAGCATGCCTAACACCAGCTTTTTCAGAAAGAGGTGGAAATATAGGAATAGTAACACCTTCTCTTTCCATAGAAGCTAATGAACATAAGTCATCTTCTCTTTCATTATGATAATAAGTTCCTAATGTAGTTGCTCTGTTTGCTTCAGCTTTCCATATATTTTCAATTTCAACTGGGGCAATACCAAACCATTTAGATCTTTTGCTTTTAGAAACTCTTTGAGCAACTGCTTTAGAATCAAATGGTTTTTTAAAATGAGATACTAAAGTAGTCACACTTATCCAATCTATTTTTTCTGAATCATCAATACTTTTATAACTATGATCTTCTGCGTTAAATAGTATACTCATTTTTTTAATTTTTCTAAATCATACTTCCAACTACATACTGCACACACTCCTTCACGCTCAGACATAGATGATTTTTGAAAGTTTTGTCTACAACCAGAACAGTTGTAAATAGTATTAATATCTTTAAAATAGTCATTCATATCTGATGAATAGTTTTTACCTTTATTATTACAAAGCCAATTTGCTACAGGACTGCTGTTACAAACCTCAACTGGTGCAAATAAAGACTCCTTTTTAACTTTTTTATCAAATATTAAAAATTTAAATGTTTTGTTGAACATAGTAAATTCAAAACCTTTACCTTTATAAGGTATTGCTGGAGTTTGCTCAGAGAGAAACTCTTCCATATTTAAAATATCTTTACTCATAATATTAGTTTTTAAGATTATCTAATTTATTTTCTTCTTCTTCTGTTATTATAGCTTTCCATTTAGGACCTTCAGGATGAGGACATTCTGAAGATAAAGATCTTGTTTTAAAAGTTAAAGAACACCCGCAGGCATTACAACAAGGCCCTGTCCCAGGAATGGAACACTTGTCTCCTTTAAGAGAACATCTATCACACACCTCCATTCTATGACTTGCTACATCTTCTACAAATTCATCCCTAATAATTGAATTAGTTATACCTTCAAAAATTTGTTTTCTATTTTTCCAGATTGTTTTTAAATTTGTCCCCATACTTAAGTTTTTTAAAAGCTTCTTTTCTTAACTCCTGTTCTAAAATTTTTTTTTCTAATTTAATAAGAAGTTCTAATTTTGTTTCTGTTCCTTTCTTATTAAAATAAGCTGCAAATGTTGATGTGTCATGATTTTCTAAAGATTTAGTAAATCTAGGTATAGAATTTTTAACCATTTTTGCTTTAATAACAAATTGACCTAACCCATCAATATTTATCCGGGGTTCTTCTAAATTACTCAGCATTTGCCTTACATAATTGTAATAAAAACTTATAGTTTCTTCTACTAGTGAACTAGAAATATCTAATTCTTCAGCAACTTCTATATAAAGTTTACTTGCTTTTTTAGGATTCATATCCTAAAAATTTATAGTCTAGTAAAAGTGTACCAACCGTTTGAATCTTTAAAGCAGGATCGATCATGATTATTTTTTTATTCACATTATCTCTAACCACTAACTTGTTTTTTTCAGCTTTATTGATACAGTTTCTTACAGTTTGTGGAGACTTAAATATCCAATCTTCTTCTGAAGATGCATCATAACAAAAACCTGTAAGTTCAAGAGGTTGACTAAAACTTAACATTGTTAAGCAGTTTAAGTCTGCATCACTCATTGTAATCTTGTTTATGTAACAATGAGTAAGTATTTGAAACTTTACAATATCCCAGGCGGGCATCTTTACCCTTTTTTGAACTCTGTTTACTAAAGCCATGACTACACTTGTTTAAGCTTTCTCTCAGGAACAGGAGCTTCTGGATCTTCACTATCGGCTTCTTCTGGATTTTGCATCTGATACATATTCATAGACAACTGAGCATCCCACTGAAATCTTTTAAACTTAAACTCAGCTATATCAGATAGCAATTTTTCATACTTAACTTGAGCTTCCAGATAAGGAATTGACTCTTCAAAGTATTGCTTCATGTCTTGCTTTCTTGCTGTTAATTCATCAGCTGTTAAGTCTTCTAAGTGATCTTGTTGATTTTCTTTTTTCATTACTATACATTTAAAGTTTAAACAAATATACAATTTTTGTTTAAACAATAAAAATTTAAATGAAAAAATCCAAATACATTATATATTTGGATTTATGCAGGCCTGATGAAAGAATTTACTTTTTCTTCTTAACGGGACCTCCCTTTTTCTGTTTATCCAACATTTTTTTAATACCAATTCCCGCAGCAACACCTGCTCCTATACCTGCTACGGCACCTACTACTTTATCGGCTTTTTCACCAAAATTACGGAAAGCTTTTTGTCTTTTATTTTTTTTAGCAGCTTTACTATAGTTACATCCTCCACGTTGAAATTTATCAACATCAAATGCACCACCATTATTATAGCTTTTCATAGATCTTATGATCTGATTTTTATCATCTATCATGATTATCTGTTTTTAAAAGTAAAATTAAGTATAGTAAACATATAAAAGTTTCTAGATATGTCTAATTCAATTGTTAAAAAATCTAGTGAAGATATTCTAATCCTTAGTGATATCTTATCCCATTGTTTGTTTTTTAAGCCCCAGTTATTTCTAAATTTCATAATAGTTATTTTATAATGAATATACGTTATGCTTGTATTACATTTTAATATTTTTATAAGTATCTGAAATATTTTCTACTCCAACTCTTATTTTCTTTACCATCAAAGATACCGATTTAAGTATGTTACTTCCTGTAATATCAAACCAGTTTTCATTAATAGATGAAAATTCCATTAAACAAAATATACCTAATAAAATATTAGTATATATGGCTGTATTTGCTATAATAAAAGTAAAGCCTATTGCATGTATTACACCTGTTGTGAAAGGGGTTAGAACATAATAGTCTAAAGGAAACATTGCTCCTGCTATAATGTAATAACCGGCTGCTTTAAATATATAACCTTTTCTTAAGATTTTAGATTTAAAGACATCTCTAAATCTTTTCTTTTGCGCACAAGCAATTTTTTTTATTGATATTAGTTTTACAAAAGTGTCTATAAAGATCATAAACATTAATATAATAGCACAAAGTGCAATCGGAGCAAATACAGATAGAAGTGACAAAGTGAATAGTGTTAATTTAGTTTTCATATTAATTTTTTTGATAGTATTTTAATCAACACATATATTAATAGTATTAATAAAAATATACCACCAGTGTATGATAAGAAAATCATCCAGCTTGGGGTATATTTAATTTTTAAAGGTTTTAGTGTTTTAGTAATAACTTTTGTATGATATATATTATTACCTTTAAGGGTTCTGTATATAGTATCTACGTGAACTCTAGATGTATATACATTATTTTGTAAAGTAGTTTGTAAGCGTATTAATCTTCCTTCCTTATCTTTGATAATAGTATTAAGTTTAGATAATACATTTCCTAAAGAATCACAATAAAGAGTATCTTGTAGATAAATTGTCTCTCCGGGAATTACAATAGTAGTATCTCTATATGTTATTGTAGTTTCAACACTGTTATCCTGTATACATAAAGGACAGTATTTATCTAATCTTTTTTCTATTGAACAGGCCGTCAGGCTTATAAGCAATATGAAATATAAACAATGCTTCATAACTATAATATACAAAAAAAATTACAGCTTTCCTAGCATATATTTTTCTGCATTTTTAACAGTATCTTTAGTATTAAGCATTAGTTTAATTAACTTGGCATCAACATGTTTTGGATGAACCCACCAATCTTCATAATTAGAAGTATCATTTGGAGCAATGTCATTTACTACTAATATATAACCTTTGCTTATTAAAAAGTCTCTGGATTTTTTTCTAAAAGATCTTGTTACATCTGTATAATAGTCATGTTCATATGTAATTACTCCGAATGTACAAGTCTCCCAGTTGATCATAGTGAGTATTTCAAAAGTTGTAGCTGGAGGTTCACAGTCTACTTGTAAATAATCAGTATGTCCTGTAAGTGTAGAATAATCAAATTTGGTAGCATCACATAAAACAATGTTATTTTTTCTTTGTGCTTTAAATTTTTCTACTTCATTAGGTAATATTTCCAATGATGTACCTGTCCAACCAAACTGTTCTAATAAGGCGGTGTTATTTCCATGAAAAGGATCAGCTGCCCCAATCTCAAAATATGTACCATTCTTCTTACCATTTAACATAGTAAGAGTAAACATATCTTGATAGGTTTGGGAAAAGTTTTTTTTAATGCCCTCAGCTCCAGGAAACTTATATTTTAAGTAATTATAAAGTCCTTTATGATATCTTAAAAAAGGATCTGGACCTGAACCTAATGATGTTATATTAGATTGTACTAATTTTTTATATTTCTCATTTAATTCAGGTCCTTTATTTACAAGCGTAATAAAGGTATCTCTTGACTCTTGAGATTTACCTATCCACCAGGCTGATACAGCTTTTTGAAAATCAAGTTGATAGTTATGTTCATAACCTACATTTGAGGTCATTACAACAGCGTTATGAGCATTTTGAATTCCTATAGTTGCATAAGAGTAAGCTTCATGATAATCTTTTCTAGCTTCACACCATTCACTTAAAAATAAATATGCTTCAGGTCTCTCTGGTTTAAAAGCTATAGCATTTAACCATAATCCTTTTTCAGTTGTACCTCTCTGACCTTGTATAGATAAACATTTAGCTACCATGAGTAATGATGCATAAATTAAATTATCATCTTCACTATATTCAGCTGTTCTAAGATAAAAAGCTAATGCAGAAGCTGTGTGACCTTGATTAAAATAAAACTCTCCTAGATTAAAGGTATTATCATCTTTAAAAGGATTCATTATAAAATTTTCTAGTTTATAAGGCGTTGATGTTATAGTTTTATTTTCTAATTTTAAATCTAAGTTAAAATTAGTTATTGATTCAAAAGTACTTACAGGAAGTTTTAATATAAAAGCTGTAGAATCCTGGAAGCCAAAAGGAATAACAAAACTATTACCGTCAAAAATTAAACCACAAGAAAACTCAATTTGGGCAGTCATAAATTTAAACTCTTCTGAATGAGCTACCATATTCCATTCTTTATCCCATATAACAAATCTATGGTAATACTGAGCATCTTTTTTTTGTTGCTCGTTATGCCATAAATCTACTTCATGTGTAAGAGCAATATAATAACCACCTACAGAAATAACTTGAGAACCACCTCTTAAGTCTCTGTTAAATTTTATAGATTGTTCTACTAAGGCAACTGTTTCAGATTTATTTGTACCGGGAATCCATTTAACAACTTCTGTCGGAGAACACCATTTTACATAATGATATGGCATATCTAAAATCGGCATCCAATTCTTTTCACAATAAGAAGCTGTTGGAGGCTCAATCCTAATTCTTTTTATTTCTTTATAAGATTCATTAAGTTTAGATATTTCCATTCTACCCTCACCATCAGTTTTAGTATCTCTTCTAACACCTGTTAAACATAAATTGTTATCCCAGTGTACTACTCTAGCATCTTCTAAACCAATAAATTCCCAAACAGGTTTTATATCTAACTTATCAGTATCTACTTTTTCAAAAGTATCTATTGCTAAAGTATTAGGATCTAAATGACATATATAATTAGTAGTTCTTAAAGAAATATCATTTTCAGGATTAAGATATGCTAATGGCCCCCAAGGAGTTTGAAACTTTTGTTTATTTTCGCTATGATATAAAGTATACTGAACATGTCTTAAGTTTAGTAAATATTTGCCTTTTATATAAAGCAGAGAAGGATTGGTTAACCCTAATCCTTTTGTTATATTTGAAGGGATCATTAAATAATTAACTGAGCCTCCTTCTTCCAAGGCTTTTTTACATAAATTATCCATACTTTTGGTTTTTAACAAAAGTAATAATTTTATTTTAAATGCAAAATATTATTTAATAACTTCTTTAATTATATTTATTATTACACTGTAGCTAAATTATATTTCATACCATCTATTGTTAAAGTTATAGTAGCACCTCGGTCATTTACAGTTACCACTTCTAAATTTGCTAAATGGCTATTACCATCACGTCCATTAAAACCATCACGTCCATTAATACCAGTAGCTCCAGTAGGTCCTGCTACAGTTGATGCTGCTCCGGTTAATCCAGTTGGACCAGTATTTCCTACGTTCCCTTTTAATCCTGTTGGACCTGTTGGACCTGTTGGTCCAGTAGCTCCACTAGCTCCAGAGGAACCGGTGAGTCCTATAATACCCTGTGTTCCAGTACTTCCTACAGCTCCAGTAGCTCCAGAGGCACCTGTAGGTCCAGTAGCTCCAGTTAATGATATGTTAGTTCTATATTTTAGATTACCAGAACCATCCATTACTACTATTTTATTTTCGTTTGTTCCTACTGGAATTGAACTTAATCTACTATCGGCTGTATCTGCTTTAGATAGTCTACTTTCAATCCCTAACCTAGTTGTATTTAACTCAACTCCACCCCACTTTATTGCCATGTTTTCTTTCTTTTATATAAATATTATGAACTATAATTCTAACCAAGTATTATCTGGTTGAAATCTGATGATTACACCATCTTCAGGGTCAGCTATGTTATGCCCTATTAATCTTACAACTTCACCAGTAGTGGATGGAGCCACTTCTGTAACATCTCCAGCATTACCAGCAGCACTTGTTTGAATATATAATGGTTTTCCAGGGGATGCTGATCCATTTTGTTTGTGGAATGGAGTTATTATAATTCCATCTAATAGAACAGCAAACTCGTCATTTGTTTCTACAGTGTCTAAAGCTATACCAAGTAAACTCGTACTTAAATTAGGTTGATCAGCGTCTGTCAACAACCATTTTCCATTGGTAGATAAATGTACTAATTGTCCTTTTGTTATTGTTTCTCCAGCTCTACATCTTTCTAATGTTTGACCATTATATTTAGTGGTACTTGCCCAATCCGATGTTATTGATAGTACATCCGTAATAGAACTTATACCGTCAGATGGAGTGTATGCTATTGTTGATGCATCTGCGTTTCCTGCATATAGTGATGTTCCTGTGAATTTTAGGTTGTTGTTTGTTGTTTTTATATCTCCTGAAATTTCAAGTTTAGCTCCTGGTGTTGTTGTGTCTATTCCTACGTTGCCATTCAACAATGTCTGAGTAATACTCGTATTCCCAATAACCACCTGATTACTAGCCGTAGTATAAGCTCCATTACCAAGTGCCATAGAGTTTACAGCACTAATAAGTTGTGAAGCGTGATAGCCAGCAGAATGACC